CTGTTAATAAGGGTGGCGCGTGCTTCGACGAGATGGGACTCGGCAAGACGAATCAGGCGATGGGAACTATTTTCTTCCATCCTGAACTTCAGAAGGTTCTCTGGATTGTCAAGTCGGGACTGAAGTATCAGTTCCAACAGACGATGCTGATGTGGATGGGTGACGAACACTTCGCTCAGGTCGTAGAGTCATCGAAAGATTGGCTCATGCCGAAGGTGAAACACTACATCATCGGCTACGATATGCTGGTGCAGAAGTCACGCACTCTCAAGTCGGGCAAGGTAGTCAATAGCGGATTCGACATCTCGCAGTTCGATAGAGTCGGAGTCAAGACTGTCGTGTTGGATGAATGCCAGCAGATTAAGAACGTCGATAGCAGTCGGACTCAGATGGTCAGGCGTGTCGTCAAGGACCGAAAGGTCATCGCACTGTCAGGCACGCCGTGGAAGAATCGTGGTAGTGAGCTGTTTCCGGTCCTCAACATGATGGACCCGATGAAGTTCTACTCGAACGAGGCATTCAAGCGTCAGTGGGTCGATACTTACTGGCAGGGCAACATCCTGAAAGAGGGCGGTATCAAGCGTATCGCCGCGTTCAAGGAATACACGAAAGACTTGTGTATTCGACGCGAGCGGACGGAAGTCATGAGCGAACTCCCGCTGGTCAATCGCACGAAGCTCTACGTCAAGATGGACGAGGAGCAGGAAGCGATGTATGACGAAGCTGTCGAGGAGTTCGTCAAGTGGTACGAAGAACAGATGGAGAATCTCTCTGGTATGGCAATCATCGGAGCCATGCAGAAGATGCGTCACATGGTCGGACTCGCTAAGGTTCCGGCTACTCTGGAGTACGTCGATGAGTTCGTCGAGGACACCGACCGGAAGCTGGTAGTGTTCGCTCATCACAAAGGCGTACAGGAGAGTCTCTACTACGAGATTAACAATCGTTACGGCAAGGACATGCTGGTCTGCCGTATCACGTCGGAGATGTCGGGTCAGGACCGATATGCTACTCAGGTGGCATTCAATAACGCGCCACGCGCTATCATGGTGGCGAGTCAGCTTGCAGCAGGCGAGGGACTGAATCTCCAGACGTGCGCGGATTGTGTCATGCACGAGCGTCAGTGGAATCCTGCTAATGAAGAACAGTGTGAGGGTCGGTTCATTCGTATCGGTCAGGTCGCTGAGACGGTGAACGCTGTATACACTGAAATGCAAGGGCTGACGACAATCGACCCGCAACTAGATGGCATCGTCGAGCGGAAGCGGATTCAGTTCCATAACGGCATGAACAGCACGGAGATGCAGGCGTGGAACGGTGACGCGATGATTAAGGAACTTGCCGAAGTCATCGTGCGCGCTCATCGGACGAAGCGGGGTCGGTAGAGTTTAGAGTAGATGGGGGCCGCGCATCCTACACGCGGATTTACACTAACTAGGAGATAGGAATATGAGATATCAGTTGGGAATCATCGTGGACGGTCGGCGTGTCGTAGCGTGGCAAGGTAATGACTTTCCCCCGTTCGGTATGCACGATACGCTCAGCAGCATCGCCAAGTTCATTCGGGAGATTTGCCCTGAGAAGCGTGTGGAGTTCTTCCACGAGTGCGATGGCAAGTCTTACGGATACTAATCAGATGGCAGCACTATTCGGACTACTCTGCTTGTTCTTCATGCTGTGCGCCTTCTCTAACTCTGAAAAGGACCGAGACTAATGAAACTCAAGATTACATTCACTGACGGCACTGTCATCGCATTCGAGCGTATCGATTCCATCATTGCTGGTAGGAACGAATCATTCCTCGACGTGATTGAGGATAGTGAGAATGACCATTCCTACGACTTGACCGACATCGCATCCATCGACATTCATGTCAGTGAGGCGAAGTGATGGTAATGAAATACTACATCGCAAGTTTGACGTTCAATGGCGAGGAGATTCAGCGTGTTATTGGTCGCCGTGATGAAACTGCTGAGGAACTTCGTCACTCGATTCTCTCCGCGCTCGGTCTGACGATGCGTGAAATCGTCGTGGACGCGCCGATTGAGATGATTGCTCCCGAAAATAAGGAGATGAACTAATGTTACACGAGACTGCACGATACTCCAATCGGGATGAGTTCGTTGTGGTGGGATTCAATCCTGACGATTCTGGTGGTGGCATCATTGGTACGGCTGCTAATCAGGCCGAGGCGAATCAGTTGCGTGTTGAAGCGTTAAAACAGAACTATTCATGCGTGCGTGTCCGGACGTGGCGAGAGTTGATGAAATGAACTTTAAGATTGACAAGGACGAGTTCATCAATTCAGTTCTCGATACCGTCTACGGCATGTGCGTATTCGGTCTGATGATTCTCATCATTTACGGTCTGTTGTGGCTGATTTAGGAGATTAGATGGACCACGTAATGGAAGCTCTACTCAGCCTCAACGCCAACAACATCAAGAATGACGAAGCTCTACTGAAGCTGTGTAAGGAACTGGCTAATACCATCACTTCGCTCACCAATGCAGTTGAGCAGTTGCAGCATGAAGTCTTGCACTTGAAAGAGTTTCAGACAGTTCTGGAACGTCGCGCTGATGCTCTGCTCCAGACGTTCTACACTCACTTCGATCAGGAGAACAAACAATGACAACACAGGGACCGATGAGCACTCTGCAATTTATGACCTCTCCCATCTATGGCTGCTGCACCACGGGTGAGCTGCTTCAGATGGGTAAGGTGGATAAGCCTGGATTCGAGAAGCTGAAGGCGTGGGCGCTGGAGGAGATGGCGAAGCGTGGTATCGAAGTGAAGTAGTTTGATTGGCTCTCAATTCATTACAAAGTAGATAGTCGGGCTGCCTAACCAGACCATTTACCGAATTGAGAGTCATTCAAAACGCTTACACTGACTAGGAGATAACTATGGTAACTGAAGGAAAGCCGCTAACACCATTGACACACGGTTCAGTTCTGATCGTTGGTACGATGCCGTCGAACTTCGGAGATGAGATTAAGAATCATCCTCGCGTAATCATGTGGGGAAGTCAGCAGCAACATTGGCTGAACAAGTCGCTGCCCGATAACACTCAGGCAGTATTCATTACGCGCTTCATTGGGCATGATGCGTTCGATAACATCCTGACCGAAGCGCGTAAGAGGCGAATCACTATCTTCAATCCGACTGGGACTGGCATCATCGCCAAACAAGTCAAGGAACTACTGAACATCAATCCTGTGCAGAAGACTGAACCGACTATCGAACCGAAGACTGAACCGAAAGAGGTTGAAGTGGCTAAGAGAGTGAAGACTGGTGAGAAGGGTAAACTGAATGCCCTGATTCCGTTCATTGATTTCAGCAAGACGAACATCGACAATGCGCGGAACACACTGATTGATGTGGCGAATGAGAAGGGAATCACTACCACAGTTCAATCCATCGCTCAGTTCGTGATGAAACAGCGTGAGAAGTCGAAGGCACCGAAGTCGCCGGCTCATCAGGCTGTTTCAGTGAAGGTGGAGAAGACTGATGCTGTGATTCAGATGTTCGATAACATCATTCAAGAGATGAAAGACATGCGCGCGTATGTCGTCGAGACGACTAAGGAGAACAATTCACTCCGCGCCAAACTCGCTTCATTGAAGAAAGCGTTGGACTAATGGACATCATTCTACCACCGAAGAAGAACGTCATATTCGACGCCACTACTCTGTCGAGTCTGATGGGGTGTGGACGATATACAGACCTTCGATTCAATCACCGTTTCGTGGGTCAGCGTGGTAAGTCCAATTCACTCGAAACCGGAAGTCTGATACACAAGGTTCTTGAGGTGTATTACGATGAGATGATTAAGGGTTTTCCACGCGCGACCGCTATCGGTAACGCGCTTACGGCAGGTCAGTTGTATGTCACTGGATGTCCTTCCTGTGCGTCTGCGACTGAGACACCGACCGAGTGTGGACATGAACCGGGAGAGTATCCTGGTGTGACGAATACGCCTGAACTGAATGAGAAGTGGTCAGTCGGCTGGAGGTTCGCACTCGATACGTGTCAGCAGTACTTCGATTTCTACAAGAATGATTCTCTCATTCCGCTCGCGTGTGAAGAAGTTCGCGGCGAAGTGTTGTTTGAGGATGATGAAATTCGCATACTGTGGAAGGCGAAGTTCGATCTGATCGTCGATACGAATCAGATTGGTATCGTGTCGATGGACCACAAGACATTCAAGCAGCGGCGTGACAAGACTACACTGTCGAATCAGTTCTCTGGTCAGTGTGCGTTGCTCAAGTCACGTAATGTCATCGTGAATAAGATCGGTCTACAGTCCACACTGAAGATCGATGAGAGACTGACACGCGAAATCGTCAGTTTTACAGCAGACAGACTGAGTGAGTGGAAGAACGAGATACTTCCCTACTGGGCATATCAGTATGTTCAGTACGCGGAGTCTGGATTCTGGCCCCCGAATTACTCTCACTGTGATACCATGTTCGGACCCTGCATGTTCAAGTCGGTGTGCGAAGCGAATCAGAACATGCGAGAAGAAGTGTTGCGTAACGAGTTCATGATTGGTCCGGTGTGGGACCCTACTAACACGAAGGGAGATGAGTGATGTACAATCAGCAGTCAATGGAAGCGTATCCGACCGAAGCACCATCGATGAAAATGGTGTCTATCCGTAAGGAACTTGAACTCGGTATTGCCGAGATGGAGAAGAATCTTCAAGTCAAGAAAGAGATGCTCGAACTGCTGAACGAGAATCCGGCAATCGAGAAGTTCATGAATCTCTCCCGGGGTATCCTCTAATGTTTAACTTGAAAGAGGAAGCTGGAGACAACGCGGGCTACGAACTGCGTATTGGATACGATCATCGGCGTAATCAGTTCTATGTGCGCGGATATATCGTGTTCATGGAACCGAGGTTCGATGTGAAGGAATACGAGCGCGACGGAGCGACTCTCTGGTTCAGTTCGCAGGACGATGCGCTGAAACACATCACTGAGTACAAGTACCGTAACACTAATCAACAGGTCATTGACTTCGAGGCTGAGGAAATCTAATGCCAACAATGGATTCGGTGAACTTCGATGCTCTGTACTGTCTGTTCAAGGGTGAACCCGGTACTCGTAAGTCTACTCAGGCACTCTCATTCCCAGGTCCGCAGTTCTGGTTCTCATGGGATCGTAAGATGAACGGTATCGTGCTTCCCATGAAGAGGTGGGGACTTGATCCGAAGCTCATCACATATGAGGACTACGAGGATTGGAATAAGCCACGCGCACAGCTTGAGAAGTTTCAGGCTAACTGTCCTTACAAGACATTGGTATTTGACAGTCTGACTAGCATGGCAGACATGACTCTCAGACAGACTGTCAAATTGAAGTATGGAGTGAAGCGTCAGAGTGGCGCGACCGCGGGTAAGCTGATTGCCGGTATCGCAGTCAACGAGATTGAAGACTACAATGCTGAGTCGGCTGCACTTCAAGAGCTGATCGCACTGACTAAGGACATCAATGCGTTTCATAAGGTTAATATCATTCTTATCGCTCATGTTGTTCAGGCAGAATATCGAAATACTACCAACAACACGACTCACATTAGTCGTACAATTGTTACGGCTGGCAAAAAGGTTGCCCCGAAGATTCCAGCTTACTGCGGCGAAGTATATCATTTCAATATCGACAAGGGATTTGTAGAGGGTGCCGGCGGCACATACACTCTACTGACCGAACACACTGGGGACGACTTCGCTCGATCCGCACTCGGACTCCCCAACAAGATTGAATTTGGCGATAAGCCATTGTACGACGGGTGGATTAAACCTGCCATCGGTAAGATGATGGAGTCTCACGTCGTTACAACCAAGTTCTGACAATAACGTCAGATACAACGCAACAACAACACAGACAAAGGACACAGTAACTATATGCCCATGATTCAATTCTCCGACCGCGACCTGCTCCGTGGGAAGATCGTCGAACCCGCGTGGTATCTCGTAACCATCCAGAACATCGGTGAGGCTCCGTCGAAGGATGGTGGCAGCACCAACTATCCCGTCGAGGCGAGCATCATCAAGAACGCGGAGACCGGCGATGAGTCGTTCGCGGGTGTGCCTCTGGATTGGAACTTCAACAGCAAGGCTATCGGCTTCGCTGTCGGATTCCTCTCGGCGTTCGGTGTGGACGTGAAGGCTGGTCAGAGGTTCGATCTCGCCAACGCTGTCGGTCGGAACGTCGAGGTGTTCGTCGAGAACGATACGTGGCAGGGACGCATGGTGAACCGCGTCAACCACAAGTATCGCGTCGTTCGCTCGTAGTGTAATACCGGGGATACACTGATTGGCCTAAGTCGGTGTATCCCCATTTTAATTTAGGCCCAACCCAAGTGGAGAGTGTATGTACATCTATTACGATTTGAAGACTCGGTGGGGCGTTCATCCTGAGATCGTCGATCCGCATCAGCCCATCGTTCCCGTTGTCGATCCTGATGAGGAGGATGACGATGATGATGATGAGGATGATGACGACGAAGATGACGATGACGAGGAAGACGAAGACGACGACGACGAAGATGACGACGACTAACACATTCGTCTGCTGGATTTACGTGTGAGTCGGTCCAGTGGGCGATAGGGGGTCACTCAATGCGTCTACAATAACGTAGATGTTCACGGGTGGCCCCCGCTTTTCTATCGAAGGAAGAAGAAATGACTGACATTAAGAAGGTAGTCGGTAAGGTGATTAAGGTACATAAGGCTGGATGGGGATTCGTATCCTCTAAGGAAATCCAGTTCACACGTATCTTCTTTCACTGGACTTCACTGAGACAGGACACTATCACGTTTCCTGAGCTGAAGACTGGGATGACGGTGGAGTTCACTCCACTTCAGATTGAGGGTAAGGGATGGCGTGCGATGCACATGCGCGTGATTAACAAAGTACCACTGGAGAAAACAAATGAGGATGCCACCACTACCGCCGTCGAATCTGATAGTCTGCCCATTCTGTCAGAATAACGATGGTGCTATGATGGAACCAGTGACGATCATTCGCTGGTTCTGTAACGTCTGTTCTAAGATATTTGAAGTCAATATGGAGGTAGTAAGTGAACCGAGTAGACCGAATAGTTCAAGTCATGAAGATCTTAAGAGAAAAGCATCCTCGAATGGATGCGAAAGAGTTGATGGATCTGTCCTACGAGATTGTGATGGCTACTACAGCCCCGAAGACTAAGGTGTCTAATGGAGCATAAATACGTACCCGGAATGGGGGCTATAGGTCCTAAGCTAGTCGTATTAGGTGAAGCCCCCACGAGTGAAGACACCTTAGCTGGACGCCCGTTCACCGGCGCGGCTGGACGCGAGTTAGACCGTCTACTGAAAGATGCTGGAATCCAACGTGGCGACGTGTATTTCACCAACGTGTGCAAGTATTCAGTTCCACCGAACGTAGACAAGAAGAAGCTACCATTTCATATCCGTGCTCGTAACTCGGGCATTGATATGGAACAACAACTAACAGAACTGAGGACGGAGATTGGCGAGATTAAACCTAACTGCATACTCGCTCTCGGTCGGACTGCTCTATGGGCACTCTCCGGTAAAACTGAGATTAGCGCATACAGAGGTTCGATCCTCTGGGGTATGGGGACTAAATTTGTTCCTACCTATAATCCCGCGCATCTTCTATCTCACACTCCGGGTGGAGAGATCAAGGGTTATTGGAATCGACAGATCATCATCTTCGACTTCAAACGTGCGCTAGAAGAATCTCAATCTCAACTACTAGAACTACCGAATCGAACCCTCCAGATTTGCCGTAACTCAGGCGAATTACACGACTTCCTCGAACGCTACTCTAACCACAGTAAGGTCGCCGTAGATATTGAAGCCGGCGGTCATTGTCTACCCGTGTGCGTAGGACTCGCATTCAGTAAGCAGCATGGGATGACTGTGCCGTTGTGGAACAAGGATGGTATCTCAACGATACCTACGAGTGACCTTGGTACCATCTGGTTAATGTTGGCTAAGACACTATGGGAGAAGGACATTGTCGGACAAAACTTTAATTACGATCGTGACAAGTTGCGACGACTTGGATTTGCCATTCGTAAAATCTATTCAGATACAATGCTCAAAGGATTCGCAATTAACCCTGAACTCCCAAAAGGGCTCGCATTCTTTACAAGTATCTACACCCGAGAACCCTTCTACAAGGATGACGGTATGTATGAGGGGGAGATTAGAGATTTACTCCTCGGATGCGCGCGAGATTCTTGTGTTACCTATGAAGTAAACGATGCGATGGACGCGGACTTGGACGAGCTGGGCATGAGGAAGTTCTATCAAAACTTTCTACTCCAGTTACCAGATTTCTACGCGGAGATCGAATCGAATGGCTTCCGTATCGATCAGGCTCAGCGTGATGCACTGATTACGAAGTATGTCGAGTGGGATGAAGACTTAGGATTTGAGATGTATGAGTTAGCAGGGGTGGATATTAACCCCTCCTCACCACTTCAGGTTCATTCATTCCTATTCGATTTCTGGAAGCTGCCGTATCGTAAGGGAACGGGTGAGGAAGAATTGACCTCACTACTGAACCTGAAGCATGGAGTGAATAATCCGCATCATCGTGCGTGGATTGAGAAGTGTCTGGAAAGGCGTAGAGTAAGAAAGACCATCAATACCTACCTGATGGCAATACCAGACTACGATGGTAAGATGCGAACTACTTGTTTCATGTGCCTCGAAAC